ATCAGGAGGGAGAATGCCTAAACCCACCCAGCGAGTAAAGAACGTCATCGCCTTTATCGAAAAACTGATAGTGCCCTCCGGTAAAGGGGCGGGCAAAACGTTCAAGCTGAGGCCGTTTCAAAAGAAATTCATCAATGACATTTACGGCCCCACGAAAGAGGGGAGGCGGATAGTCCGCCGGGCGATATTGTCCGTTGCCAGAAAAAACGGAAAGAGTGTAGAGATAGCCTGCCTTGCATTGACCCACCTTGTCGGACCTGAAGCCGTCAGAAACGGGGAAATCTACTCAGCGGCAAACGACAGGGAGCAGGCTTCTCTTATCTTCAAGTATGCCGCTCAGATAGTGAGATCAGACCCGGAACTTGAATCTTATATCAAGATCGTTGACAGCACAAAGACGATGGTCTGCTTCTCAAACGGCTCAATTTACCGGGCTGTAAGTTCAGAGGCCGGGACTAAGTATGGACTCAATCCCACGATTGCCATTTATGACGAGCTGGCGCAGGCGAAGAACCGGGAACTATATGACGCGCTTGACACTTCGATGGGTGCCAGGATGGGGGAAGGGGAAGAACCCCTCTTTATCGTCATCAGCACCCAGGCCAAGGACCCACAGCACATACTCTCGCAGCTCATTGATGACGGTCTACGGGGGAATGATCCCACTACCGTATGCCATCTGTACGAAATCCCGGAAAAACTTGACGTATTCGACCAGAAGAACTGGAAATTGGCTAATCCTGCACTCGGAGACTTCCGATCCCGTTCAGAGATGAAGACAGCCGCTAAACGTGCGCAACGCATGCCGACATTCGAGGCTGCATTTCGTAATCTGTATTGTAACCAGCGCGTGCAAGCGCAATCACCCCTCATTCCCCGCGCAGAATGGGAAGGGTGCCATGGCGACGCGACAATTGAACCCGGATCGGATGTTTATATGGGGCTTGACCTTTCCGGTAAAACAGACTTGACGGCTCTCGTCGCCGTGTCCGATGGCGACAACGACCTGGTGCGCCCGTGGTTCTGGAAGCCGAAGGAGACCTTGCTTGAGCATGAAAAGCGGGACCGGGTGCCATACAGCGTGTGGGAAAAGCAGGGAGTGATCGAGACGACACCGGGCAGGGCGATTCAATACGACTGGGTGGCGGAGCGAATCGGGAAGATAGCAGCAGAGTACAACATACTCGGCATTGCCTTTGACCGATGGAGAATCGACGACCTCCTGAACGCCATGGGTAAGATCGGGCTGGAGGCTTACGTTGACGGCAAAGACGAGGCGCGGGCGGGGGCGATCAGGATGGTTCCCTGGGGTCAGGGATATGCTTCCATGACACAGGCTGTTGAGGCGATGGAGGTGTCTATTCTGGAACGGAAGTTAATACATGACGGCAATCCCTGTTTGACGTGGAACGTCAGCAATGCAATGGCTTTGAGCGACGCTGCCGGAAACCGGAAACTGGACAAATCAGCGTCACGGTTCAGGATCGACGGGGCAGTCGCTCTTTCAATGGCGATTGGGCTGAAGAGCCGGGATCGGAAGGAGCAGCCGGAGCCGTCGGCCTATGAAGGATTAAGTAAGGATGAGATTTTGAAAACAATGCGGTTCTAGGAGGGATCATGACCGACCTGCCAGACAAAAACTTCCTTACTCCAGCCGAAGTGGCAAAGTATTTCAGAGTTACTCGAAAGACCGTCTATGAATGGATTAAAATGGAAGACTTAACAGCCTTCAAGATAAGAAGAACCATCAGAATCACCCGCGAATCAATTCTCAAACACAAAAAAGTGTAACGTTATCTAACGTAAGCTAACATTCCACGCCTTTTATTTCTTGCGTATCGTAAACCTCCCTTTTAGAATATCAACATGAGAACAATATCCAAGATTAAGGACTATCTTGATATCAGAGATATCCTCGTTTTCGGCGGGCTGGGGGTACTGTGCTATGGCCTCTATCTCAAATGGGGCCAATGGCTTGCCTTCATAGTATGCGGGGCGGTGCTTATGGCTATCGGTTATCTGACGGGGGATAAATGATGGGTATCGTCGCAAGGATGTCACGACCGAAGGCCATGAACTCGCACGAGCTGCAAAGGATGATTCTGTCTGTTTTCGGCGGCGGGTCTACTGCTTCCGGGGTCTCGGTCTCAAATGACACGGCAATGCGACAGGCCACCGTATATTCCTGTGTTAACGCTCTTTCAAAACATATTGGGACTTTGCCCTGTAATTACATGATGGTGGACGGGCGAAATCGGGTCAAAGCGACTGACGAGGACTTGTATTATCTCCTTCACGATCAGCCGAATGAATGGATGACGGCCCCAGAGTTCTGGGGAATGTGCGTAAACCACCTTTCGTTACGAGGCAATTTCTTTGCGCTGAAAAACCGTGGGCTTTCATTGACCGGGCCGGTTCGGGAACTGATACCTCTTGCTCCAGGAACTGTTCAGGATGTCAAGCAGAATGAAGATTATAGTCTCACTTATACCCTTAGATATCCAGACGGAGCTATAAAGGACGTCCCGCAATCTCAGATCATGCATGTCCGGGGGATGGTGCTCAATGGCTATTTGGGCGTCAATCCAATCCAGTATATCCGGGAATCAATAGCTTTAGGTCTGGCCTCTGAAGAGTTCGGCGCACGATATTTCGGGAGCGGGACACATCCGGGAATAATCGTAGAGCATCCTGGGAAACTATCTTTAGAAGGAAAGCGGAACCTTGAAGATTCCCTCACTGAAGTGTACTCCGGACTTGGAGAGTCGCACCGCTTAATGCTCCTACAGGAGGGTATGAAGTATCAGAGGGTAGTCATCGACCCCAAAGACTCTCAGTTTATCGAGCTTCGCAAATATCAGAAATCAGAAATTGTTGACATTTTCTTCAGCATGCCGCTGACAATCCTGTCCTCGGAGGATAAGACTCCCACATTTGCCAGTGCGGAGCAGTTCGGAATCAACTATGTAGTCTATTCCTTGATGCCAATTATAGTATCGATTGAGAAGGCGATCCTTAGGGACCTGGTGCCGGATGACAAGAAAAGAACTCATTACGCTAAGTTCAACGCCCGTGGATTACAGAGAGGTTCTTTCGCCGAGCAGATGCAAAGCTTTGCGATAGGTATTGACAAAGAGATTTTCTCTCCAAACGAAGTCAGACTGATGTTAGACGAAAATCCATACCCTGGGGGGGACGAATATCGCACCAGAACGAGTTCAATGAAGGATGACGCAAAGCCTGAACCTGAAGAGGACAGCAAAGAATGAAACGTTGCACGAAATATAGGAGGCAACAATGAAACTAGCGTACAGGAGTGAAAAAAACGCGGAAGCAGTCGCCAGATACTGGGGCAAGTCGCTGGAAAAGCCGGATTGGTATAAGATCGAGGCGAAAGATGATGACAATAATGCAGAAATCATAATTTATGATGTCGTTGGATGGCCGTACATTGACGCCTTTGATTTAATCCGTAATCTCGGAACCATCAAGGCAAAAAATATCAGTGTCCGCATCAATTCCCCTGGCGGGGATGTTTTTGACGGCGTGGCAATTTTTAACGCCCTCAAAGAGCATCCGGCGCATGTCACTACGAAAATTGAAGGACTGGCCGCATCTATAGCCTCTATTATTGCCCTTGCCGGCGACGAAGTGCAGGCGCATAAGAATGCCATGTACATGGTACATGACCCCTGGGTGCTGGCGGCTGGGAATCAGTACGACCTCCGGGAAATAGCTGACATCCTCGGCAAAATCGGTGGGAACATGTTGGATATTTACTATGACAAATCGAACATCGGGAAGCGTGAATTAAAGCAGATGATGAAAGACGAGACTTGGTTCACGGCGGCGGAGGCGAAAGACAGGGGATTGATCGACACGATCCTCGATACCGGCGCGGCAAAGGCAAAGTTTGACTTGTCGATTTATGCGAATGTCCCAGATGAGCTTGAAGATTCCGACCGGGAAGGAGCTACATTGAGTAAACAAGAGATTGAGCGTGCTCTGCGTGATGCAGGTGCAAGCCGGTCTTTCGCGAAGTCCATAGCTGCGAGAGGCAGTAATGGCAACTCCCAGCGCGATGTTGGGGGCGTAAAGGCAGATATTGACAAGATACTAAAACTACAACAGATTATAGGAGGTAAGTAAAGATGGACATTAATCAAGTAATAGAAGACCTGGGGCGATCATTCGAGGCGTTCAAGGCGGAGAACGACAAGCGCCTCAAGGAAATCGAGACAAAGGGCGGAGCCGATCCTCTCTTGACGGAAAAAGTCGAAAAGATCAACGCGGAAATCTCGCAGATCGCGGCTCTGAAAAAGCAGATCGAACACGTAGAAACAGTGGCCGGACGCGGCGGTTTTGGCGGAGGACATTCGGGGCTGGATCAGGCGAAGGCCGAATACAAGGCCGGTTTTGAAAAGTGGTTCCGCAAAGGGATTGAAGGCAATCTCGCACAACTTGCAGTGCAGGCTTCCGCTTCTACTCTTGACGACACGGCGGGTGGGTTCCTGGTACCGGAAGAGATGGCGGCGACCATTGACCGAATTGCCGGAGTTACTTCGGCCATGAGGCGGCTGGCTTCGGTGATGAGCATTGGAACAGACACGTACAAGAAACTCGTCAATCAGGGTGGCGCCAATTCCGGTTGGGTCGGCGAAAAAAGCGCACGGGTCGAAACCGCTACACCGATACTGGCGGAAATCGCTATCAATACGAAAGAGATTTATGCAATGCCCGCAGCGACGCAGACACTGCTCGATGACTCCAGCGTGGATATAGCCGCGTGGCTCGGCAATGAAGTCGCAATTGAGTTCGCTGAAGAGGAAGGGCAGGCATTCATCAAAGGAAACGGCGTCGACAAGCCGAAGGGACTTGAGGCTTATTCCACTGTTGCCAATGCCTCTTATGCGTGGGGCAAGATTGGTTACATTGCATCCGGCGCCGCGTCCACATTCACCAATGCAGACAAGTTGTTCGACCTTCAGCACGCATTGAAGCCGATCTATCGCAACGGGGCAGCGTTCCTCATGAACGACAACACCCTGCTTAATATCAGGAAATTCAAGGATGGTGAGGGGAATTACCTGTGGAGGCCGGGCTTGCTGGAAGGCGCGCCTGACACCCTGCTCGGCAAGCCGGTCGAGATCGACGACAACGTAGC